CTAGTTAAGCTTTATGTTCGCTTGTTCAGCGTGGTCTGCCGCTTTTTTTGCCCATGCATTTGTCTCTGCAACTGTTATATCGAGCACCTGTTTGTTAATCGTTTCTAATGCACCGTATGACATTACCAGCTCGTTGCCTATGCCTGTGGTGGCTAAGTCGTAGCGACGCACCAGCACGTTGCCATCTGGTTGTGTGCGGCGAAAATAAACAATAGTTTCGACACTAGCAACCGTGTAACGGTAATTTGTAGTCACAGCAGCCCAACTGGTCTTATTATCAATTGAAATCTCTAAGGTGTCTCCTGTTGTGGTTTGTAGTAGTGTTACTCGGGCGTTACCGTTAGCATCTTCAATGCCTATGCCAGTCAAGTCCTCATCAGTGTCGGCAGTAACAGTACCTGTGCCTTGGCATTTAATGTTAGTGAACTTAGCACCACCCACCAATGCTGTGGCTTTAATAGTTATCAGTTTGGTTGCTACATTAACAGCGAAAACAGATGTAGCATCCTTTTTCCCCAAAAGCGACCAATCTTTTGGCATTAAAAGTTGTGTCCCATTTCCTGTGAAAAGCAAGCTGTCAATCGTAGGCACTTCCACATTGGCAGCAGCTACTTTCCAACTCTTTGCTCTATCATACAACCGCCCAAGATTGTCAATAGAAGTATAAGCATCTACAATGGCTTTATCCGTTTCGGATATGTTAGGATCGTCAAAAAGTGTCCAATCAAATTTCAATACGCCAATTCCTTTTAACTGTCTCTCTGTAACAGCATACAGATGATTATAATTCCAAAAATGAATATCAAAAGCATCAGTAGTATCATCGTTTTTACTTCGTCTATCTTTTTTATTAAGACCTGTATCATCTGCTCCGACAAATGTTTGGTTTGTTTTTGCTACTACTGCTGTAAGAACATCAACCACAGGCGTTACACCAGTTGTAGGTGTTGTCCCTTGATATATAAAATCATTTGTATATATTTCACCGAGTGCATTTCTCCTGTCACCGTTATCTGTATCTTTAATGAAATATCTTGCACCCTCGATTGCATTACCCGAAGTATCTTTAATGTTTGCCTGCCACTCTTTGCGAATTTCAACCACACCCTCTGCATGTACGTTAATATTGTTATGTTCTACAATTATAGTATCACTTCCTTTTTTAGTGTTTATTCCCCTTACCTTTCCTCCATTAAAAAGGTTAAAGTCTTTGGCATTTGCCGTGGATTGATAGTCCTTAAAAGGGATAAAAGATGTTTGTCCTTGAGCACTATGGTCTGAGATACCATTAGATCCAATCATAATCAAACGTGGTGGCGTGCTTGAAACAACTCTTGGTGCATAAATGGGCGATGTTGCACTTGATACGCCTCTTATTTTTAATCCATCAATCACAAGATTGACAGATCCATTACTGACTTGCATAGATTGAGCTGTATATCCGGGGTTTCCGTATCCTTCAATAACTGCGCCCTCGTGAATTCGAGAACCAGAGCTTAAAGAGCCAAAAGCGATTACTATATTACTTCGGATTGTTCCCTCCCACCAAGTCAAAGTGCCTTGATTAATTATGATACGAGCATTATTAGTATGATATATATCGCTAACGCTAGTCGGTTGTTTATGACATACAATAGCCATATTCTCTGATATAACACGCTCTCCATTTTTTATGACATTACTTCCTATGGTTAAAGCAGAAGAAGATGAAGATGGCTTGAACGCATGTGCTGGCGAAGCTGTGCCAAGTACGAGTGTTTCAAATTCTGGATTTATTTTTAAAATTCCATACCGAAATTTAAGATTACCAATATTATAAATAAACCTAGCAGTACTGCCAGAATATTCAATGTGAGTTGTTACTCCAGTTATACTCGAAAGACCTGCTAAAGATGTATCTGTAGTATTTGATATTGTATCGCCTAAGATTGAATAAGACATGCTACACGTAATTTAAAGTTAATCGATCTGCCCAGTCGGTCGTTAAATTAGTAACCCCGCTGGCTGTTTGTTCTGTGGAGCCTTGGCTGCGTTTGATCACAGCCGTGCCGTCCAGCTCATAGCCCACATACACCCAGCCACCATCATAGCTGCTGCGGTAATTTGTAACAGTAGCAAAATCAGTCTTAGCCTTTAAATCTTTAATATCAGATCCAATGCTTTGAAATGCGGCAGTAAGTCGGCTAGTGAGGCTCATAATTAGTTATCTCTAGCAGTTGTATATTCAGTCACAAAATTATGATCGGGGTCTCCAACGCCAATGTTGGCGCACGCCTGCGCCTGTTGGGTGGCTGTCAATGTTTGAGCCACGTCAAACGACACTTTTTTACTCAATGAAGTTGCCATTGTTTGAGCAAAAGTCGCATCTGAATTAATCGCATCTTGCAACTCTTTGAATGTGTCCAGTGCGGCACCAGCTCCGCCAATTAGATCCGTTTTTACGGCTGTTTTTGCCGCTTCAATTGTGTCATAAATCTTATCAGCCGACCAAGTCGCCGTTGTGTCGCCATTCCCAGCCGTATCGTCTATATCGGACAAGTTACCAATGGCAGTGTGCAGCTCATTAATCGCTGCTACTAAATTACCCTTAGCTGTAGTGCTAAGGCTGCTTAAATCACCATCTGCCGCTTTTAGGGCTTTGACGTCTGCACCAATCGACTGCGCCAGTGCAATAATTCTTTGTTCTCGTGTCATTTGTTCTATTGTTAATTATTAATTTTTGCTTAGTATATAATGTGCGAGGAAGTCAATATCTTCTTCGATCATTCCCGACACAAATTCAGCTTCGGTGCCTTGGTAGCCATTGATGACTGCCAATTCATAGGCACTTAATCCATCGCGGTATTTGGTCAATTGCAAATGATTAGATGCCGCCAATCGCACCACCACATTACCACTTGTTGAGGCAACGCTGATACGCTTTCTTTTCCCAGCTGTGATCTGTACATTCATAATTTAATTTCTAAATCTCCTTTAAATTCCACTCGCTTTGTGAGGCTATTGAAAATTTCATAATAGTGATCCCCTGCATCCAACTGCTGCACCGTTGGTTCGATCGTCAATAGCAATTCTTTGGCGTTGGTAGTCACTGCTGATGCTATTTGTTGACGGCTGTTTTTTGCAGGCGAATTAAATACCGTAAAGGAATAAGTGCCTGTCCAGTCTTCATCTTCATTGGTGATAGTTATAATTACTTTTTCTGCATGCTGAATATTCGTAATATCTAACACAGCAGCTATTGAAGCGTCTAATTTTAAAGTGTTTGTCTTGTGCATTATCCTACGTATTTAATGAGTGCTATTACCCTGTAACTCGGTCTATTTTCATGCGCCTGTCCGCTTCCTTTATTTTCGGTTGTAACCGCATGACTGTGTCCCCCTGCTGTATCTGTTGTCACAGAATGCTGGTGTGCGCCCTCGGTGCTTAGGTTTAAAGAATGCGTATGACTGCCTGCATTGTTCATATTGAAAGAATGCGTATGGCTTCCAGCACTACTCGTCGTGCGGTTGCGGTAGTGTAGGTATCTATTATCAAAATCGCTAGAAGCGCTGCCGAGGACGTTTTTTGATAGCGGTTCTACACCGTCATAACCATTGCTTGCATGTTGCTCTGCAAAATATGCGTCACGGTAGGGGTGAGAGTGACTACCGCCACTATTGGTGCTGCCCGTATGCTTGTGACTTCCTGCAGATCCCGTGGTACCTGTATGGCTGTGTCCGCCTGCCGATGCCGCTGTGCCTGTGTGGCTGTGATCACCAGCTTGTGCAGCGTTTCCATTGTGGTTGTGTTGGGGCATTTCGGCTTCGGTCAATGCCACTTCGTCGTCACCACCTTCTGCACCTATTGTATCATAGTCGGGGTTCGTGGCGTCGTAAATTACTGGAAATTTACCGCTTAATATTTCGCACAACTCCCAGCCTGTTGGGATGTCCGCAATAGCTCCTATATATGGCAGGCGCACGTCCTTAAAAAAGGTTTTGAAAATCTGACCGCCAATGCCCTCAACAAAGGGCTTTAAGTCGCTAAAATCAAAGGTCACTGCGCCACCCGTACCAAATCGAGCTTCGCGACGGGAATAGGCAGCTTTACTATCGCCAGCACCATCGTTGTCGGCGTCTTCTTGATAAATCACATTTTCGGTAGTTTCATAAATAGACACTTGGGCAGCTGCAGCTCCACCTTTAAATGGGATCACTTCGCCGTCATATACAATTATGCCGTCCGTGACGTTGGCACCTTCAATTTTGACACCCGACAAAATATAAGTGTCGGAGCCGCCCAAAGCAGACAGTGCCATCACCAGCTTTGATTGCTCTTGTAAAAAGTCGAGGGTTTCGGTTTCTAGCGGAAAGCCGCCTGTATGAAATTGTAAATTGTCCATTATGTTGCGTTTGTGATTGTATATGTTTTTGTTGTCAATTTATAGTAATTAATTAGGGATCTCATACGGATGCGCGCTTCGGCACTTAGTGTCATTCCTGCTGGTAACACCACCACAAAATTGACATCCTTAAAAGCCAATTCGGATCGGCTATATATGTAGCGGGTGCCTAAATATACGGGCTTGTCTTCGGCGTGCGTATATACATAAGTTGGCTCGTTGACAATGCCATCATCAATATAAATTCTGCGGTCGGTGATGTCAAAACGATCGTTTAATACTTTTTGCAAATACACAACCTGTCCTGTGTGCTGCAGCTTGTACAGCGTATCACGTCTAAAAATCATAAACAGACTGTACAGCGAGTCTAAAGGACGTACAAGCCCCATCAAATAAGCGCGCACCTTTGGCTTGCGCATAAAGGTCGGGGTCAACAAGTCTTTTAACCTGCTGTAATTGACGGTATAATTACTAGAGTGATACATCTCGCGCGATCCAGTTAATAGTTAGGTTGTTGTCATCTATTTTCATGTGTCCAGCATCCGACTGATATGTTTCGTCAATGGCTGTCCATGTAGTTTGGTTTCCAAATTTGTAATGCGCAGCTTTAATCACAGGCATTTCAATGCCACGCACCTGCTGCAGCTGATCGGTCAGCTTTGTCAAGACCAATTCGCCATTAAATTCAAACTCCCGCAAATAATTGCGGATCCCGTTTTGCAACGGCTCGTTATCGGAACCGTCCAAGGCAGCACCGCTTGCGCTTAGCTCCAGCGGATTGTAATAAGCGTCTATTTCAAGCTTCAAATCGTCTGCAGGACGGTTGATAAGTGAAAACGGTACGCCAGCGTCCCTAATCAGTTTAATGTACTGCACCAAAGCAGTGGATTGTTCTGTTGGCAGCTGGATCCGATCGCCATTGCTTTCGCCTGCAACTTTGATGAATAATTTGCTGTTGATCTCTACCACCGCTGCATATTTAACCACTTTTGCGGTGGCAATTTCTAGTGCCGTCCGTCCTGTATTGTCGTAGGTGTCGGACTCGCCCAAAGAGTGTCCAAACTGAAACGCCAGCACCTTGGTTCGGTACCAACTCGCTTTGTGTGCTTTTTGCACTGCCAACAGGGCTTCCACTTCACTTTTAAGGCGGTCAAAAAGCGTTTCGACGCTCCAAATAGCCACCGCCACAATAAACACAAACAAACGCCACACAGCCACCTTTGAGGTGCTGCTAAGATTGGTCAGCTGCGCCTTTTCGTCAGTGGTCAAAACGTCCAATGCGTTCAGCTCGTTGCTGCCTGTTATTTGCGTGAGCATTTCGTCTTGTATGTCATTTATTTTTCGTGCCATATTTCCTAACTATTTATTAACTTTTAAAAAACAACTCTCACTATTCCATCACCGTTATGATAGAATGCTCCCGCCGTTAAATTAGCAGATAATGCAGCAGCATTATTGGCATGTATTGGTAATCCATCAACGTGAAGTCGAGACGTCGGCGAAACAGTGCCGATACCTACATTTGTGCCGTCATCAAACACTTGACTGTCTCCAATCGTTCCTGCTGCTGTGGCCTTTTGTAAATAATTAACGGTTCCTGTACCCTCTATTTTACTAGCCACAATATTTCTGAAATTAGGAGCTATACGCAAAGCAACTGCGTTTTGAGAGGGTATATTTGTAAATTCTAATTCTTCGTCATAAGCAACTATTTGACGCGTCGTGAGACTTTCCACATGAGCACCGTTGCTTATATTTGGAGCGTCAGCGTTTCCTGTAATGATTCCGTTTGTGTAGTTGAGTGATTCTAAATACTCTTTGTTGATGAGTACTTTTTTTGTAGCGTCTATGATTTTTTGAACGTCACCTGTAAAATTGATAATCCCCCCAAAGTCTGACTCCAAAATTCCAGTGTTATGGATGAAGCGAAACTTTTTATTAATTGCTAATAGTTTAGCAGCAATCGCATTTACGTCTCCACCGCTACCGCCAGCTAAATATGTTAAGTCTCCTATTACATTTAAATTTGGACTCGAATGACCAGAAATGTCAAAATCCATATAGATTACTTCACCTCCTGTTATATTCCCTTGTCTTAAATCTAAAACAGGGTGCATTGTTTGAAAGTATCCTGTAACATTTGGATTATCTGCTAATAGTGTTCTATTACTAACTCTTGCTACACCATTTATAGTTTGTGTTTCAGTACCTATCGCTCTTACATCAACTGTATCACCAATTAAAAAAGATGTAGTACCACCGCCAATTAATTCAACCTCCAAGTCTCTCCCATAAAGGACTAAAGAATTAAAATCACCTGTTTTTCTCACATTTAATTGTTGCCCTTTAGTACCAGTTTCGTCGTCCGTACCTGACCTTGTGATGGTTTTATGTGCTCCATAATAATAACCAGTACCTGTTGGATTGGCTGTTCGTTCTACTGAATAAGATGTATTTATTAATTCACCGCCAATTGTGGGATCTTCAGTCACATTTTGATACACTGTTGAATCAGTTGCAGATGTGGGCGCATCGCCAATTATTAGCTTCTTGACTTGTGTACTTGTATTTTGATCAAGCGGACTTATTATTCCGTTACCATTGGCACTCCAAATTTGCTCTAACCCCGCAAGCTTTTGCTTTTCGGCATCGGTATAATTTTCATCCGACAAGGCTTTGCCATCGACCTTGTCCACCTTTTCGCCTAAGTCTTGATCTATTTGGTCAAGCTCTGCCTGCAACCCTGCAACTTCTGAAATGGGATGCGTGGGTGGGTGGGTGTAATTTTGCAGCCCCGCCAGCTTTTGCTTTTCGGCAGCGGTATAATTTTCGTCCGACAAGGCTTTGCCATCGACCTTGTCCACCTTGGTGTCCAAAGCGTCTTGAAGTCCAGTAATAAAACTGATCGCATGCGCATTCGGATGCACATACTGAGTCAGCGCGTTCAGCTTGTTTTTGAGGGCGGTTGTAAAGTCATTCGTCGTCAGCTGTTTGCCTGTGACCTTGTCCACCTTACCATTAAGCGCAGCCACCAAACCGTCAATGAAAGTGAGTGGCATGGTGTTTGGCAGCACAAATTTTTCGGCGGTTACGGTTTGACCGTCTGAAAAGGTCAGCGACAAGTCGCCGTTCGCAGCCACCGTATAAGACGTAATGAGATCCCCACTGTCTTTGTGGTGAAAGCTGTCTATAAGGTTGGCAAATTGCTGTTCAGTCGGCTTGTCACCTGTTTGAAACCATGTTTTTAAGGTGTCGATGCTTGTTTTCATATGGGTTGTATTTTAAAGTCCGATCCTATTGCCCAGTAGCCGATCCCTTCCAATGTGGTCAGATCCGTAGCGGTGAGCGCGGTGGCAGGTTGTATTTGACGGGCGGTGTAAAAGTCCACAATATCAGATGCCACCACGTCCACATCTTCAGCTTGTATTTTAGTGTTTGCGGTCAGTTCGTCCGTGATGCCTATATTATTTGCCCATGCCAGTGTGAACCACGCAGAAATGCCACCCAATTGTTGGATGCATATGTCTGCCAAAGACTGGCGTTTCAATACGGTGGTGTTTTTAGCCATGGTTCTTTTTATAGGTTTCAAACTCGCTTTTCAAATTGCGGTATTTATCCTTCCACAGATCCAAATTTTTTCGTAGCAACTGTATTTCTTTTTCCAGCTCCAAAAATTTGCCATCGTAGCGGGTTTTCAAGTCCGTGAGGGCTTCTTGGTACATGTCCACAATATGCTGCTGGTGAACGTCATTTGCTGTTTGTATTTCTTGGTGCCGCTTTTTGCGCTCAAAAAGCCATGCACTGACTCCTGCAATAGCGGTCAATATTTCGGTGATGTGTTGTTTGAAAAATTCCATTTATATAAGAGTTAAATTATGAGTATCGCCACGGCTGTCCACGCCTGCGGCGTTGCCTGTTTTTACATAAGCGTCAATCGCATCGGCCAAAGCCGTTGCCACGTCAGTCACATTGTTGATCGTGTTTGGGCTGCTCAATATGGTGATCAGATCTGCTTTGAGTTGTGCTTTGTTAAATGCCATTATTTTAATATCTTTTCAAGGCGTGTTTTTTGCGCCTGTGTTATTTCCTGTTTGATTGCCGTAATAGCTGCTACATTAGGCGTCACACCTATCGACACCACCACCTTGTTAAGCTCGTCACACAGCTTGCCGACTTCGTCTTGAAAGTCGGTTAAAACCTGTTTTAAATTTTCGTCCGCACGGTCTATTTTATAGCCCAGCGCATCGATATGAAATTCAGCGTCACCGATCTGACCTGCAATGCTTTCCACTTCGCCAAAAGCTGCCACAAAAAAGGTATTGTCGTCGTCGCCTATGCGACTGATCAAAACCGTAGTGCCCACAGCAGGATATTGCACGATTTTGTTGCCGTTATCAATTACGCTACTAAGGCGCACATCATCAAACACAAAATCGTCCGTGTCTTGAACCGACACCACATGCTGCGTCTTGTCCACAGCTGTGACCGTGGCTGGGAATGTTTGCACATCCTTTGCCGTGAGATTTCTTAATGCCTCTTTTAACTTTTTATCCATGCCAATTTATTACCAAGTTCTATTATTCGTCTTGCGCCGCTCACTCCAAAAGTGGTGGTGACCTTTGGTACAAAATAGCGTCCTGCCCTGTTTGGGTAATTTTCATCAATAATTTCTGCCGACATGCCGCGCTCGGCATCGGGAATTAAAAAGGTGGTAATGCTGCCCTCGTAACCATCAAATTTGAGCTCGTCCAGCTCCGCTTCACCTATCTGTTTAAGGATGGCTGGATTGCTGACGTTGTACTTGTGCAGCGTCCGCTGTTCCCCGTCGGTGTCGCCCACAATGACTTCAATTTTTTTGTTGTCTTTTTGCACCCCAATCACTTTGACATTTAGCCGCACATCTTCTGCGTTTCTGTAGCGCAAATCGTGCTTAATTACGTTTTGATGCAGATCATACGTCACCAAGTCGCCTGCGCCTTTATTTTGCCGCAGTCCAGCGTACAATGCGCCGTTATTATCAATGAAAATCGACAGCCCATACTCATCGCGGATTTTTTCCAGTGCCTGTGCGCCGTTTTTGTCTTTGATCACAAATTTGTCAAATGCCACTTCGGGAATATCACCCGCCAGCTGCACGCCTGTGCCTTCCACAATATGCGCCAAGACCGCGTTTAAAGTGGTCGCGCCAAAATTGTGATTGATCCGCTTTTTTCGGATGTTATAAACCGCATCTTCACACTCCAATGTGACCATTGGTGTGTTGGGTTTGACAAAAGCAACAAAGCCGTTAAATTCAACTTTACTGGCGACGTCCTTATATGCCAAAGTGACCTGCACAGGCATTCCTGTTTTGATCGTGGTTTCTAATTTTTTGCGCGTGAAACCTTGAGACGCGTTGCCAAACAATGCCGATGCAGGCAGCTTGATCACCGCCTTGTCGCTCAACAGATCGACAGATTTGACCACCTGCACGTTGTTTACTTGCGTAAAGGTATAAGTGTCAATTGTGATGCTGCAGTCGAGAATAAACATTATAATGCGTGTTTTAAATTGCCGTAAAAGTCCTCATCGGACACGGCGTTAATTATGTATTTTTGGCTGTATGGCTGTCCCTGCTGTTTATCAAACGCATAGCTGGTAATGACAAGCCTACGGATCTTAAATAAGTCCGCCAGTTCATTTTCAAAGTCCAAAGCCGCAGGCGTTTCGCAAAGCTCAACAAGTGCCGCCACTTGATCTTGTGGGTATTGTTTTCTGTCGGGATCAATACAGACGCCTTCGATCTTAATTTTATAGTCATTGGCGGCGATCAGTTCCTTGACGGTGCCACGGCGGTTGCTTCCTGCGATCGCGGTTTGAATGATCCTTTTTTGTCCCGAAAATGTCACCAGTGGCTCGTTTGGTAAACGGTGTCCGTTGATCACCACGTCCATAAAGTATGGTATGCCTAAATGTGTCCGCCCCAGTATGGCGTTTCCTATTTTGTTAGGATCTGGCAAAAAGCGTTTCAAGCCCAATAATGGATAGGCTCCCGCCACATAGCCATGGGCTGTGGTCGTTATTTGTTGTATGTCAAAAGTTGCCGCCATTAGCTTGATGTTTGCATTTGGTTTGTTGAATTTAAAACGCGCAGCAGGGCTTCTGATATACGGCTTTCCAGCTCGTCCACACCCTCTTGGATGGTTTCACTCTGAATGATCAATTGCTCAATGAGTTTATCAAAAGTGACCGTGATGTTTGTTTGCTTGCTACCACCACCCGTGATGCCGTCAATACCTGTGGTAAGGTCGGGTGTATCACCCAGTCCGCTAACGGTACCGCCTGCAACTACTGGTACTTTTGGCATTAAGCCATCCAGCAGTCCTTTGTTCTTGTTTTTACCCGCTTCTGCCACGCCTTTTGCGTAGGCAGTTGCCGCATTTTTACCAATATTTTTGGCATTGTCAATTGCCTTTTTTGCCGTGCCAAAGCCCAGTAAATCTTCACCTGCTTTTTTGCCGACCAAAAGAGCAGCTTTCCATTCGCCGTTGAAAAACAGCATTAAGGCTTTGCCAATGCCCATGATGCCCGACAATAGTTCTTTTATACGACCAATGACAACTTCTTTAATGAGGTTGGCAAAGCCGCTGATGGCTTCCCACGCTGCTAGTATAGCACCACGGAACCAGCCTATTTTCTCATATGCCATAAGCACCGCGCCAATTAAGGCGGCGATGCCCAAAACGATCACACCGATCGGGTTGGCGGTCATGGCGATATTTAACGCCCATTGCGCCATCGTCCAAATGCCATAGGCAATGGCAATGACTTTTAGAATTGGGATCAACGGACGCAGCCAGCCAAGAAGCGTTGCCAATCCTGTGCTAATTATCTGAACGGCAACCGAAAGCCCATTAATGACACTTGTTAAACCGTTGATAACGCTCTGTGCGCCATCGGTCGCTGCAGTCACTCCAAAGAAAGTCCTAATAAAGATTTTTAGGGCAGAAAATAACGGCATAAAGGCGGCAACTAAATTGAGGATGGCGTTTTTTACAGGCGTAAAACCATTGACAATGCGGATCCCAAAGGACACCAATTTTACAATGGTTGGTACCAAATATTTTTCTGAAAATTCAGCAAGGTTGGTTTTAAGATTTCCAATGAGTGTTGAGATTTTTCCAAGCCCGCTTTTGCTGACTTTTTCCATCATGCCATTAAAACGACCGCCTGCGCTGGTGGTGATTAAAAAAGCGTCTTCTACCGCTTTGGCACTGATCGCGCCCTTACTCATGTCCTCTTTTAGCGACGCCATGCTGCGCCCTGTTTTACGCGAAATGACCTCTAAAGGGTTAAACCCCGCATTGATCATTTGCAACAGATCCTGTCCCATCAGCTTGCCTGTGGATTGCACCTGTGCGTATGCAAGTGAAAGTGAGTTGAGTTTGTCACGGTTTCCACCCGACACATCGCCCAGCATTTTTAAACTTGGCAGAATCTTTTCATTGGCAATGCCAAAATTAAGCAACAGCTCTGCGTTGCGTTGCAGATCCGCATTTTCAAATGGCGTGGCGGCGGCAAATTTGTTGATGTCAGA